TTGAGTCCTATGGGTTCAGCAATCAGTCGCCGAAATCGAATCCTCCCGTCCGTGATCGGGTGGCTTCTGTTCAGGCTTTGCTGGAGAACGGGAAGGGCGAGGTCCGGCTACAGGTAGCGGCGCACTGCAAACGGACGATTGAGTGCTTGGAGCTGCAGAGCTACACGGAGCAGGGCGAGCCGGATAAAGACGCGGGCTACGACCACATGAACGATGCTCTCGGCTACCTCGTATTCAGAGAGTTCTCGATCTTGCATGCGCGGGCTGGTCGAGGGACTGGGATCCGCCTGTACTGATTGCCCCTTGACAAGTGGCATACCGTATGGCATATTATGGGCACGGCTGGAGACAGCCGCGCACCTCGCAACTGAATCATGGGACGCATTGCCGACCAGCTCAATCAGCTGATCAAGCAAATGGAGGAGTCAGACCGACGCCTTCGCTACCTCGTCGATGAACACGTCAGCCAATCCACAAGGGCATTGAACTTGATGGAAGACATCTTGAACGACGAGGAATGGCCACCGGGGCCGCAAGGCCCCTTTCTTGTGCCTGCGAATCTGTCGATTAACATCAAAGCATTAGGCAGGGTTGGCCGTGTATTCATCGTTTGCAGGTGGTCGCCAGCGTGCATCGAGCGTTGCGATTGTTAGTGACCCGAATAACGCTTATGTGAACATGGAACCCCACTGGGAACTCCTGGAAGCGATCAACCTGGGAACATTCGGCATCAGGAAAAAACATCGCAAATACCTACCGCAAGAACCAAGAGAACTAGACGAGAGCTACGACGCCCGTCTGATGCGTTCAACCTTGCCGCCTTACTTCTCAAGGCTGGAAAGATTGCTGGCCGGCATGCTGACGCGTAAGCCAATTCGGCTGCAAGACGTGAGCGACACGGTCACCGAACAGCTGTTTGATGTTGACCTGCTGGGGAACAATCTGGACGTGTTTCTGTATGAAGCCGCCCGCAAAATGATTCGGTACGGCCATGTCGGCGTTCTTGTCGATGCACCGGCTGCGGGTGAAAACGGCCGGCCGTACTGGAGCATTTATTCTCCGCCGGATGTGCTCGGGTGGCGGTCCGAAATCATCGACGGACAGCAGAAGCTGACCCAGCTGCGACTGTTCGAGAAGGTTGTGCAGCCTGAGGGCGACTACGGCGAGAAGCTGGTGGAGCAGGTGCGCGTGTTGACCCCTGGCGCATTTGAGATCCACCAGAAGGACAAGAAGGGCGACTACCGCGTAGTGGAGGAAGGGACGACCAGTCTCGACGTCATCCCGTTTGCGGTGGCTTACTCCAACCGGACAGGCATCCTCGAATCACGCCCGCCGCTGGCTGATATTGCCGAGTTGAACCTGAAGGCGTATCAGGTGCAGTCGGACCTTGACAACCAGCTGCACATCTCGGCGGTGCCGATGCTGGCGGTCTATGGCTTCCCGCAATCTGCGGAGGAGATCAGCGCAGGGCCTGGAGAGGCAATGGCCCTCCCGCAAGATGCGAAGGCGGAGTACATCGAGCCGCAGGGTCGGAGTTTCGATGCTCAGTTCCGGCGGCTGGATCAAATCGCCAGCCAAATCAACGAGCTGGGCTTGGCCGCGATCCTGGGCCAAAAGCTGTCAGCCGAAACAGCGGCATCCAAGCGGATCGACCGCAGTCAAGGCGACTCCACGATGCAGGTGGTGGCTCAACAGATGCAGGATTTGATCGACAACTGCCTGCAGTTTCACGCGGACTACCTGCAGATTCCTGAAGCCGGCAGCTCCTTTGTCAATCGTGACTTCATGGCGGCACGTCTGGAGCCCGATGAGATTCAGGCACTGCTGCAGCTCTACACGGCGGGCACCATCACGCAGTCCACGTTGTTGGAGCAGCTGGAGGCCGGCGAGGTGTTGGGCGACGACTTCGACGTGGAGGAGGAGTTGGAAGGCACGCAGAACGGGGGCATGATTGAGATGGATCAGCCGGAGCCTGAGGCGCGGGAGACCATGCCGCAGGAGTCAGCCGAGCCGGACGATCAAGACGAAATGCCTGAGTGATGAGCTGGATTGACAACCTACGGAGAAAGCGGCCAGATGATGAGCACAAACAGCTGCTGTTTTTTTCTCTTGGCGATCTGATCAATGAGAATTACGCCATTGTGCGTACAACGTGGTACGAGGAAAGACGAGTGATTGCAGTGACCGAAACTTGTATTCATTCGTATGACGAGGCAATGCGTAATGAGATGCGCGACATCATCAAGTCCGCATTGCAGGCTGGCGCTGATGTTTCGTTGATTTGTGTCGAGACCCCTGACGAGTTGGGGTTGAGACCGGCATGAATGAACTAGCCGAACTGTTCCGAAATGCGATTGAACTCAATCGGTACAGCAATAGCGTGGCTCGACGGATCATTGAGTCATATAACGATCGGGTGCTGGACGCTATTGATGAGCTGTCTGTTGCTGATGGCTTGTCGGGAGCTGATCAGGCTGAAAAGCTCCAGGCGATTCTCCAAGAACTAAAAATCGAGTTGCAGGCGTGGGGTGCGTTTAGCACCGCGCTGATGATCGACGAGATGCAGGAGTTGGCTGTGGTTCAGGCCCGCTTTAGTGAGCAGGAGCTGGGCCGGGTTGTGCCTGAGGGTGAGGACGAGCCGGTGCGGCGTGTGCCGATTTTGGCGGGCTTTGCTGCTGCTGTTGTCTTGTCTGACCCCACGGCTCGGGGTGTTGTGGCGCTGGGCGGCAACTTAGAAGAGCGAGTGGCTGGGCGACCTGTAGGTCAGTTGGCCGCAGGTGGTGCTGTGCGACTACCTAATGGCGAGGTGGTGGATAAAGCGTTCCGGCGGATCGCGACAAGGCAGGCGGAGCTGTTCGGGTTGACGGTGCGAAACGGGCTGTTAAGTGGGCAGACCATCAATCAAATCTCACGACAATTACGCGGTCGATTGCGTCGTGGTCAGCAGGGGTCACTTAACAGGATCATTCAGGCCGGCGGTCAGATGACATCAGCGGCCAATAATCAGATGCGGGCGATTGTTCGCACCACGGTGACGCAGATGGCTGTGGAGGTCGATCGGTTTGTGGCGCTTGCCAATCCATTGATCACCAACCGCTACCGCTACACGGCGGTGTTGGACACACGCACATCTGCCCGTTGCCGATCACTAGACGGCAAAATTTTTGAATGGGGCAAGGGGCCACTGCCGCCGCAGCACTTCAACTGTCGATCACGGACGCGGAGCATTTGGCGCGGTGAGACAGGGCGTGAGAGTGATATTCGGCAGGACTACGGCGACTGGCTGAATGAACAAGACGAGGCGACGAAGATGGATGTTCTCGGTCCAGGTCGTTTGAAGTTTTGGGATCGTCTTGTGAATCGGTTTGGCCCGGAAGAGGCGATTCGTAAGTTTGTGGCCAGGGACGGGACAGAGCTAACTTTGGAACAGTTAAACCGCCGTTATCCCAATGGCTCTTCCAGCTAAGTACAAGTTCAAGGTGCAAGACGCTGAGGCAAAGCCGAAAGCGCCGGCCAAGAAAAAGTCCGCTAAAAAGGAAGCACCTTCGGAGGATGAGTGATGCCTAAAGGTCCTGGCACCTACGGCTCGAAGATGGGCCGTCCTCCCAAGAAAAAGAAGAAGGGGAGCAAGAAGAAGTAATGGCACGTAAGCGGCGCGTTCCAAAGGACAAGGCCACTGGCCTGCCCAAGAAGTACCTGTCTGGTGCGAAGAACCGCGCTGCCAAAGCTCGTGAGATCAAGCGAACTGCCGAGGCTTACAAGGCTGGGGAGTTCATCGACATCAAAGCCGTTTCCGCATCGAGGGCCAAACAAGGTGGCACCAAAAAGAAAACCACTAAGCGAGGCAACAAAAGCCGCGCTCAAAAAAAAGGCCGATAAGTCTCGGTTCACGTATGGGCAGCTGGCTGCTGTCTATCGCCGTGGCCAAGGTGCTTATCTGTCGAGCGGATCACGCAATGTGCCAATGGCTGCGTGGGCGATGGGCCGTGTCAACAGCTTTATCTCTGGCAAGGGTGGGGCGCGGAAGGCTGACGCTGACTTGCTGAAAAAGCGCAAGAAGAAGTAATGGCACAGATCAAACGCGGTGGCCATACGTTTAAGGGCCTCAACAAACCGATCATGACGCCAAACCATCCCAAATACGCAGCAGCAGTCGTCACCAAGGTGGACGGCAAAGAAAAACTGCTGCGGTTTGGGTTACAAGGTGCCGATCGATTTCCTAAGCGCAAGGGCGAAAGCAAGGCCGCTGCTGAAGCGCGTAAGAATTGGAAGGCGCGTCATGCACAGAACATCAAGCGCGGCCCAAGCGGGAAAGCCTACTGGGCGAATAAATTTCTTTGGTAGTAGATTTGGCGTGAAAACAACCTTACGGGTTATTCATGTCTGAAGAGCAGAATCAGGAGATTACGTCTCCCGCAGCTCCAAACAATGCCGAGCTGGATGCACTCAAGAACAGCATCCAAGCCTTGGAAAAAAAGAATTACGAGCTGATTGGCAAGCTCAAAGAAGCAAAAACCGTTCCTGACGGTGTTGATGTTCAGGAGTTGCTTGAGTTCAAGCGGAACGTTGAGCAGAACAAACTCGAATCAGAAGGCAAGTACACCGAGGCGCGTCAGGCTCTTGAGCAGCAGTTCCGCGAGGCTGCTGAAGCCAAGGACAAGCGGATTGCTGAGCTTGAAGCACGAGTCCGCGAGTTAGAGCTGATTGCACCTGCGAACACAGCATTAGCGGATGTTGTGCATGACCCGAGCATCGTATTCAAGGCGGACCTGCTGAAGCCGGATCAAATTGAACGCGAGGCTGATGGCACTGTTGTTGTCGTCAATGGCTACGAGCGTAAGCCGATTGGTGAATGGGCGAAGTCATTGCCGAGCTATATGCAGAAGGCACCTAAGCCACAAGGCAGCGGTGCGCCAGCCGGGCGCAACATGGGCAGTGATGTTCCTCCCGGAAAAAATCCTTTTTCACCTGAAAGCTACAACCTGACTGAGCAATCTCGTCTTTATCGGA